CGCATGAACGAATTTCTCCGGAATTGAAGGTTTTAGGATGAAAACTGAACAACGCAAGGTTTCCGATCTTTCAAACGATCCAGCAAACGCAAGAAAGCACAACGATAAGAACATCGATGCGATCATTGCAAGCCTTCGCCGGTTCGGTCAGCAAAAGCCTATCGTCATCGATCGCAACAACATTGTCCGGGCAGGCAACGGAACCCTAGAAGCGGCTCGTCGTCTGCAATGGGAATCGATCGACTGCGTTGTCACCTCGCTGAATGGCTCTGACGCGGTCGCTTACGCGATTGCCGACAATCGGACAGCAGAACTAGCCGAATGGGACGAGGATACGCTAGCGGCTCAATTAAACGGTTTGCTGACAGAGTCGGAGGAACTTGCTTTGTCGGCTGGTTTTACGCCGGAAGAAATCGAGGCGATGGTTGCTCTAGCCGAGGATGAGCCAGAGATCAGCGAGGATGAAGTTCCAGAGCCTCCGGTCGATCCAATCACGAAGCCGGGCGACCTGTGGCTGCTTGGCGATCACCGGCTGCTCTGTGGCGACTCGACGAAGGCCGAGGATGTGGGGCGGCTGATGGCGGGGGCGAAGGCGGACCTGTGGATTACGGACCCGCCATACGGAGTCGCCTACGAGTCTGCTGGGCGACGAGGCAAAGACAACCAGCACGAAAAAATACAAAACGACTCACGACCGCTAGACGAGATGGCGACGTTTTGGGAGCAGGCGGCAAGCTTGGCATACGATTCATGCAGCGACTCGTCGTCGTATTACTGGTTCGCCTGCCAGGGAGGGGACCAGATGATGAAGATGATGATGAGCATCTCTCGTGCCAAATGGCGAGTCCGCCACGAGCTGATCTGGGTGAAAGACCAGATGGTGTTCGGCAGATGCGACTACCACTACAAGCACGAACCGATCCTCTACGGGTGGAAGCAGGACGGGACGCACAAGTGGAAGGCCGACCGAAAGCAAGTGAGCGTGCTGGAGTTTGACCGCCCTAAGCGATCCGACGAGCATCCCACGATGAAGCCTGTCGGGCTTGTCGCCTACCTGCTCGGCAACAACACAACTGGCGGCGACGCTGTCCTCGACACGTTCCTCGGCTCAGGCACCACGCTAATTGCCGCCGAGCAGCTTGGTCGCAAGTGCTACGGCATGGAGATCAGCCCACAATACTGCGATGTGATTGTCAAGAGGTGGGAAAACTTGACAGGTCGGCAAGCAGTCTTGGAGGACAAGCAAGATGGCTAGAGGTCGCAAAAAAACCGCACCAGAAATCTTGAAGATGCAGGGTTCTTACATCAAGCACCCTGAACGAGAAAACAAGCTAGCTCCGGTTGCCAACGGCGAAGATCCTGTGATGCCAGTTTATTTCACGGATGACGAACAGCAAAAATGGAATGAGTTATTAGAGGACATGCGTAAAAACGGAATTTTGTCCTCTGATCTTCGGGAAATCATGATCGCCTACTGCACGGCATACGGCGGCTGGATGAAAGCCCGTCGCATGGTCGAAAAGCTGGGAGTCGTTTTAGTAACCAAAGGAGAAGATGGTGCCGAGATCAAAAGAAATCCGTTTTCGGTAGAGTTGCACAAATACAGGGAGGAAATGAACAAGCTGCTGCCAGAGCTTGGCTTGACTCCATCGGCACGTTCAAAAATGGTGGCGAATCTACCTCCAGAGGAAGATGAGTTCACACAATGGCTAAAAGGAGCGATGGCTTGATAGCAAGCGGTGTTGCGTCAAGAGTCGAGGAATACTGCCAGGCCGTCGAAAGCGGCAGCGTGATTGCTTGCGATCGCGTTAAGGACGCAGTCCGTCGCTATCGCATTGACATGCAGCACCAAAACACGCCAGATTTTCCATATCATTTTGACAAAAACAAAGCAGACAACGTTTGCCAGTTTTTTCCGTTGATCATACGTCACAGCATCGGCGAGTACGCTGGCAAGCCGCTGATCCTCGAGGATTGGCAGTTGTTTGGTTTGTGGAACATATTCGGCTGGAAACGCAACGAGGACAACACCAGGCGGTTTCGCAAAGTCTACTGGTCGATGGCTCGCAAGAACGGTAAATCAACGCTGATTGCCGGCCTGTGTCATTACCTGGCAATGGCAGACCTCGATCCAAAGACAGGCAAACCCGAGGCAGTCGGCCAGATTCTTTTAACTGCGACCAAAAAAGAACAGGCTGAGGTAGTCTACGGTGAATGCGAGCGCATGGTGGCTCAGTCGTCGCCGCTCAAAAAACACAGCGACATCAGGAACGAGACGATCACCTACAAGCATAATGGCTCTTACATTCGCAAAGTATCCTCTGACAAGCCGTTTGACGGTTTGAACCCGCATTGTGTCGTGATGGATGAGCTGCACGCATGGGGCGAATACCATCGAAAGTTTTACGATACGATGGTGACTGGCTCAGGATCGCGTTCTCAGCCATTGCATTTGATCATCACAACCGCTGGCGCTGATGACTCGCATTTGTGGCTCGATGAGTATCAGTACGCTGTCAACGTATCAGCTGGCATACACCGAGATGACAGCCTATTTGCTCTGATTTACGAGCTCGACGAAAAAGACGACCCTGCCGACGAGACAAAATGGATCAAGTCCAATCCAAACCTCGGAGTGTCGGTCAAAGCAGACTACCTCCGGCAGCGTTGGAACGAAGACAAATCGACGGGACTAGGGCGTAACAGGTTTCTGCGTTATCACGGCAACCGCGTTGTGTCGTCAACCGAAAAAGCATTTGACCTGGTAGCGTTTGACCGCTGCGTCGGCCAGCACGCAGACTGGACGCAAGCCGACGCATTTGGAGCCGGCGTTGACCTCGGCGCCAGGGATGACTTGGCAGCTTATGCTCTGTGTGCCAGGTTTCCAATTAGCGTGGACAACCAGGGTAAGACGATCTACCGATATGAGATCAAAGCCAGGGCGTTTATTGCAGCGGACACAAAACGCGATTTGACAATGCAGCCGTTCTCGGAGTTTGTGCATACTGGAGAGCTTTTCAAGTGTGTTTACCCGATCGAGGATCTGACCGAATCAGCTATCGAGGAACTCACCGCACACGACATCGGCACTGTTGCCTACGATCCTTACAACGGCCAACAGTTGGGTGAGAAGCTGTCAAAAGCCGGCATTACAGCGGCACGCATGGCTCAGAACCAGGCAAACTTCAACGAAGCAATCAGAGATTTCATACAACTCATGAACGAAGGGCGGTTAGTATTTAGCGATTCTAAATTATTACGCTGGTGCGCAAATAACGCTATAATTTGTAAAGATCGTCAGGATAGATGGATGTTTGATAAGAAAAACAGCAAAGACAAGATCGATCCGATCGTTGCTGCTGTTATGGCTTATCGGATTGCATCTTTGCAGCCTGAGAGATCACAAGGAAGCCTGTATGTCACTTAGGAGCAAAGATGAGCATTCTTGAAAAGATGATTTCCTGGGCAGGCTATTCTTGGACGTCCACAGGTCGCAAGGTTGGCGTAAACGAAGCGCTGGGCATACCGCCGGCGTGGTACGCTCACAATAAGCTGACTGGCGATTTTGCTCGTTTACCGATCGACGTGAAACGGGTGCAAGGCGAGGGTGCTGTAAACGACACCAGGCACGATGGCTATCGGCTTTTGCGAGAGCAGCCAAACAAGATTCAAAGCCCGACGACGTTCAAGGCTCAATTGCTTTCCCATGCACTTCTGCGTGGCAACGGCAGAGCTGCGATCATCCGCAGCGGATCACGGATTGACGAGCTGATCCCAATGTTACCAGAAAACACCTGGACGATAGTCTACGAGGGCGAAAAGTGGCATATTACCAAACCAGACGACCAAAGCAAAACCAACTTGTTTGATGCGTTTGATGTCGATGGCAACGGGTACCTTATTTTCCGAGATGCCGACGTTTTGCACCTCCCAGGGTTTTCTTACGATGGTGTTCTTGGTCTTGGCTTGTTGGATCTTGCTAATACGATTTTTTCGACTGCATCGGAGTCGATCAAATTCCAGAACAGCCAAACCCGAAAAGGATTCCGTGGAAAGCTGATTTTGGAAGCACCGCCTGGTGCATTTCGCAAGTCGGAAGACGCTCAGGAATTTATTGACCAGTTCAACGAAAAGGAATCTGGGTCTGACAACGCTGGCAAGGCCGGCTTGCTGCGTGAGGGGATCAAAGCCAATGCAATTTCAATGAGCAACAATGACGCGCAATTCGTCGAGCTCCAAAAGTTTAACCGGCAGGACATCGGAATGTTGTTTGGACTTGAGGGTATGCCTGGCGACGGTGAAAGCACATCCTACAACAGCCTTGAGCAAAAGAACCTGGCTTATTTGCAGTGCCTTGATCGCTGGATGGTTGCGTTTGAGGAACAATGCGACATGAAGCTGCGAAACGAAAGCGAAAAGCGATTGGGCCGCATTTACTTCAAATTCAACTCGGGTGCTCTGCTGCGTACCGATCTGACAACGACAATGGAGTCGTTCAGCAAGGCGATCCAAAACAGGATCATGAATCCAAACGAGGTCAGGGCCAAACTAGACTTGAATCCTTACGACGGTGGCGATCTGTTTATCAATCCAGCGATCCAGCAAGCAACCGGTGAGCAATCGCCAGGCGAGGTGGAAGATACACCGGAGGATGAGCAAGAGGACATCGAGGAAGAACAGCAGCAACAGGAAGCTCAGGCACGCAACGCTCGAGCGGTCGAGCAAATGCTGCGTGATTTGATCAAGACCGAGGGCAACAACGCTGTAAATGCTGCCGGCAAGGGTCAATTTGTCGCTTGGATTGGCAAAAATTACCCGAAGTGGCAAGCCAAGCTAGCAGACAAGATCGAAGCCATCGGACTTGATCGAGATTTGGCAAGAAAGCATTGCGAGCAATCAGTGCAAATCCTGGCACAGCTTGCCGCTGAAAACGGGCCGGAAACACTCAAAAAAGCAGTATCAGAAACAGTTAAAACCTGGGAAAACCGAGTATTTCAACTCCAAGGGGGTGAATGATGATTGAAATTTTGAACGAAACCAACGAAATCCTGCTGTCTGGCGTTGTCGGTGATGGATGGGATGAAAACCCCATAACCGCAAAGGAAGTCGGCAAAGCCTTAAAAGCGTTCGGATCCAACGCTGTCACGGTTCGGATCAACAGCCCGGGTGGAGCTGCTGACGAGGGCATTGCAATCTTTAATTTGCTGAAAAACCACAGCGGAGAGGTGACAACCGTCAACGACAGCCTGGCAGCGTCGGCAGCGAGCGTGATTTTTCTTGGTGGTACCAATCGGCTAATGGGCGATGGATCGCGTTTGATGATCCACAGGGCAATGGGCCTGGCATTTGGAAATCAAGACGAGATCCGCAAGACTCTGCAAGCACTTGAAAGCTACGATCGATCATTAATCGACATCTACTCCCAATTCATGAATCAAAGCAAGGATCAGATTGAAAGCCTGATCGCTGCCGAAACATGGTTTGAAGTTGATGCAGCAATCGAGGCAGGACTTGCAACCGCTCGATATGACTCTGGCAAGAAGAAGAAAAAGATGGCTGCGCAGTTTGACCACGCAAAGGCCAATCTGCTCAAGGCTAAGATGGCACAATTTGCCAACAGGCTTGACAGCAGAAAATGATTTGTTAGTCTGATTTGGGTCTGAGCAAAAGTCTCACACAACTTGCAACTAATTAGCGGCAAGACAATCACGGTTCAATTTTTTGTCCCGTGGCAGTCATGCCGCTATTTTGGTTTACCGACTGCCACAGAAACACAGGAGCAGTCGAAATGAAAAGCAGCAAGCAATTAGCTAGCGAAATCGAGGCTTTGCAAGCCAAGGTTGCTGCGATCCAAGCGGTCGCACAAGAAGACAATCGAGAACTCAACAGCGATGAGCAGTCTGAAATCGACACCATCGTTGGTGATGGCTCAAAGCCTGGCCAGATTGAAAATCTGTCCAAGGAACGAGAACGAGCAATCCGCGTTGAAACGCTCGTTTCAAACAGCGTTCGCAAAATCGCTGACGCACCAAGCAGCGGCGACGTCTCGTCTTTCAAGATCCCGGCAACCGCTCGAAGCGCTCGCGCTCTCAAGGCGTTCAAAGGTGAAAACGCTGAGCGAGATGCTTACACCTCCGGCCAGTTCATTGCTGCTGTTTGTGGCAATGAAAAAGCCAAACAATGGTGCAAGGATCACGGCGTCCACAACGCGATGGGCGAGAACGACGATCTCAAGGGTGGATCGCTTGTGCCTCCGCAATTTGAGTCCAGCGTCATTCGTTTGGTTGAAGATTATGGCGTCTTTGCACGCTATGCTCGCAACTATCCGCTGACGACCGATTCAGCAACCTTGCCACGACGTCAAGCTGGCTTGACCGCTTACGCAGTCGGCGAAAACAGCGAAATCACCGCTTCTGACGTGACCGTTGGTCAAGTCAATCTGACCGCTCGCAAGTTTGCTACCTTGACCAAGGTATCAAGCGAGTTGTCCGAGGATGCCGCGATTGCTTTGGCTGACATGCTGGCTCAAGAAATCGCTTATGCTCACGCTGTGAAGCAAGATTCCTGCGGTTTCTTGGGTGATGGCACGACGACCTACGGTGGCATCGTTGGTTTGGCAAACGTGCTTGCTGCCGGCTCGGTGGCTCAAGCCGCTTCTGGCATCGACACCGCTGCCGAAGTCACGATTGCCGTGTTCCAAGACGCTGTGAGCAAGTTGCCACAATATCCTGGCATCCGTCCAGTGTGGTTCGTTCACTCTGCGATCTACTGGAACGTCATGGCTCGCTTGCAGCTTGCTGCCGGTGGAAACACCGTCGAGAACTTC